CTTGCGTTATTTTTTTCATTTCGGAATTTCCTTTAAAAATAATACCGGAATCTTATTTTTGCTGTCACTTCCGATGTTAATTTCTGATGGTTCTATCTCAGATTCTTTTATCTCATTTCCATGCTCATCAAGGCGCCGCAAGCACTCATCACACCAGCGTTTCCCTTCCTCCTCCACAATTCGCTTTCCGTGGCATGGAGATAGGCCAGAATTGCGCCAAATGCGTATCATGGCAGACTGAGCCTCCCTACGCTCCCTATCCCGCTCAAAATGGCTTTTTTGCTCGTTTGACGAATATATCTCGTCTTCCCAGCGCCTGTCGTTTAGCCATGTGGCGGGGTATGGGATAAATATTCCACCGTCCTTAGTCCAATCTTTCGAGTTTCTCTGAGCTTTAACAGCAGTCAATATTCTCTGGGACAACTCTTTGTTCGGATTTATTTTTAACCATGTTTTTTCTGCTCTACCCTTTCCAGTCTTTCTCGGATAAGATTTCCAGAACTCGTCAAAATCCGAAATGTGTGCAAGTTTATGTTTGGTTTGGTTTGGTTCGGTACTGTACTGTCGAGTAAATTTATTTAAACATGTATTTAAATCTGTTTCAAATATGTTTTGTTTTTTTTTTAAAACTAATCCCGCCTCTTCAGGTGTTCTATCTTTTTTACTCGAATTACACGAACGGCAACAAACAACTAAATTTTCTAGCGTATTTTCTCCATCTGGTATTACGTGATCATATGTGCCACCAGAAGACCCTCTTTTATCGTTCCAATTTACAATTATTCCGCAATATCGGCATTGATCTTCATCACGCTCACGTATTTTTTTCTTTAAGTCAACATTACGATGTAAAGATTGTCTACGTGCATTAGATTCACGGTAACTTATTAGCTTACCAGCATAATCTTCCCAATCATGAAGATGGTTATCATCATCGATCCAACCACAATCTTTTAATGCCTTCAAGAACTGCTCGGCATCGCCCGCCCAATATGATGCAGCCGAAATTTCTGCGGAAGCGAACGCGGACAGGTCTCCCGTAGGAGAATAGTCCAAGGCCCACCACCAGAGATATTGCAGGTGCCCAATCGTTTGTGCCGGATGGATACGGAGCTGTTGCGAAAGTCTTAAAAGTTTTGGATGCCTTCCGAGTGATTGATGAGATTCTATCCAGGCCAATTTAACCTCTTACATCGATAAATTAAAATTGTGACCGTCTCTCCGGCCTGTCATGCCTAGGGCAGCGGCATTCCTGCTAACTGGGGAGCGAAGGAACCAGTTAGAAAGGGATTTCAGAAGTAGGTTTTACATTAGATAAAATGTATTTTTTCTTTGTGGTTTCATTCCCATTCTTATCTTTTCCCATGTAAGATTCTGTCTTAACATCTGCCTCAACTAATAATCCGACTACCTTTTCGTCATCCCATTCGAGTTCATTTTCATTGATTTCTTTTCCGCCAAGAGCAAGAATCAATTCCCTGCTCATCCACGGCATCAAATAAACATAGATTTTATTGTTGTAAATTGAATCATTACTTGCATTAAAAACCCATTTCCTAGAGCTTCCTTTTGCAGTCTTAATCTTTTCAGGAATTTCAGTTACTTCTAATGTGTATCTGCCGTCGGGGATATATTCAAATCCCTTATCTGTTCTGATAGTTTCAATCATTTTATTTTCTCCTTGATTTCTTTTATTTTATTGTTGAATTCAATTAAGTTTTCTTTAATGAGTTCATGATATTCTTTATCTGGAAAAACTCTGACTATTAATGGCTTTAAATTTGGACTGTAACTCATAAAATCCCACCATTTTCGTCCTGTTACAAATAAATTTCCCTGAACTTGAGCATAATATTCTCGCGGGGCTTCACCTCCAATTAAATAATCAATGTGTGTTGAGATTAATGGGCACTTTATCTCAAGCCCACCATCTTCGCCGATAAGACCATCTGGAGAACAGCCGAAAAGTGGATCTTCATTCAAACAAAACCCAACTTGATCGATTACGTTTCCAGTCAGAATTTCATAGAGTGATCGAGCCTCTGACTCTAAATCATTTCCTCTCTGCATAGCATCTGTCTTGTAGCTTGATTCAATAGTGTTCGTGACAGATTCCCCGACTAGCTGATACATATATTTTAGATATTGCTTTGAATTAGATCCCTTTGTATTCAATATCTTGTCTAGATTGCTAGCACTAGGAACGCCGAGCCTCGATGAGAACCATTCTTCTGTACCTTGTTCGCAATTGATTATTTTCATTTTTTAATGGAATTCTTTTTTGCAGAAATGGAGTTTATCGCTTTTGGGTAATCAACCTTTGAGATATTTTCTATTCGATCTACCTTCATGAACTTTAGAAAGAGTTGAATATCTACTCCGAGAGATTCCAGTTCTGTTTTAAGATTCGCGGCCTCTTCCTCAGAAATGTTTTCTGATCCCCTTCCGTCGTCGTCTCCATCTTGTGCAGCCAATCCTGTTAAAGAGAGAAGCGTATATCTTTGAAGGTACGAGATTGTGCTTCCAATAGATTGAATAGAATTTTTTGATCCGCCAACATCAATAGGAGCAGAAATTTTAGTTTGCTCACTGTGTCCGTCACAATGAGTGATTTTGCACGTCACCTCAACTAAGTCTTTACTATTAGAAATGTCCCAGGTAGCAGATAATCCATGTTGACTAAGAGCAGAGTTTATCTTCTCTGTAACGTTCGCCAAACTGGCGTGTCTGTATTGAACATTGGGACCCTTAGACGATGCGTAATTAACTTTCTTATCCTTTTCTATGATTGGTGGATTCTTCTTAAACGCCGTCATCGCTAAATGATATGCCTTTCGAGCCTGTGTTGATTCCCATCTCTCTTGAAGAATTATCATTTCTTTTAAGCTCTCAATATTGACTCCAGCTTGTAGGAGTCTTTGAGCCGCCAGGATAGGTCCTATACTTTGATTCTCATTATTATTCTCTACAATCTCAATCTCATTTTCTGCCATTGTTTTGTTCCTCCGCTTTTATTTATGCACAACATTTAAAAAGTCTTGAAATTTTCTCAACGATTCCGCGATCTTTTAAAACTACTTTTGAATTGAACTGTCTTTCCCTGCTTTCGATAAACGCATTCGCCCACGCATTAGCTACGGAAGTTCTAAAGTTTTGCTCCCTATCGTTTGGCATCGTGTCATATTTCCTAAGCTTAAAAACTCTTGGTGGGACATAGGTTAATTCTGAGTAATCAAAAGTATCATCTGTTTCTTCGTCGTATAATTCCGAACTCAGCACAGAGTCGTAACTTGATTCAGAACTAACTTCCCCAAAGTCCGCAGAATCGTAAACGACTGATCCGCCGAAAAGAGGAGCATGGCGATAACTGTACGGCATTTGTCGCAAAGCAAAAGCATTTGTAGACAGAGAAAGAACTAAAAGAATGGATAGTTTATTCTGCATAAATCTCTTCATCCGTCGATAAATCTTCTCTGATACCCACATTGTTCGCTCGACAAGCATTTTTAACTTGCTGCAAACTGTCCGCTTTGTAGATGGTGGAAATATGGACTAAATAAGAATCGCCCATCTTTATCGCTTTTAAACTCTTCTTCTGCTGGAAGTCTTTTATATTCATCAGATTGCTTTCTTTATGTAGTGAATGTGATCTATTAGGCACAATTGGCAAAAAGTTTCGTTGCATGGGAATGGGCCACCTTCGCAATTAGCTTTACATCTTTTACACAGAGGTGAGCCACAAAGAGAGCAACGAGACCAATCTGCTTCGGGTGGACTTATTTTGCATTCATCACATTTAGTTTCAAACATTTTGATCCTCCCAATAAAATGACAGTCTTTCCACATTGGCAGCTTAAGAGAGCATTAGTCTTTTCTCTCACAATGGGGTTCCCGCAGCAAAGCGATCTCATATAGGCTTGATCGTGCCGATTGATTGCATACTCAAAAAGCTTTTTTGCGTTCGTCATTGTGATTATGTACTCCTCTAATTTCCTGCAAAAGCTCTAAACATATTTGCGAGATCACCGGAATATTTTCCGCGTAGTACCAGACAAGATCACTCTCGGTAAATGCTCCAGTCTGATATTGTTGTCTAACTAAATCCATCCAATCTGATTTAGTAAGTTCTTTTTGCATATGGATGGATTTTATCGCTACCTTTAATAATCCTGGATGACTAATCATCGTCCGATCCTCGCATACTTACCGTTAAAACAAACTGTAACGTGATTATCTCGATCAATCGTGTAGTGTGTTCTATCTCTCTTCCATCTCTTGATCATTCGCTTCAGATCATCTCGACTTATGTAACATGCCGGATTTACTTTGGATCCAATCACTTGCAATTCGATTGGAGCATCTGACGGAGCACGGGACGGAACGATACTCAATTGCTCTCGGATCTGATCAATTATTTTCGTCACTTCATTTGTTGCGTTCATCTGATTACCTCACCTTAATTAGATTTTGCAGCGCAGTTTTGTCGAAAAATTGTGTTAATCGTCTATGTCTACCCAGGTCTCAAGGTCAACCGTCTTGATGATAAAATCGTTTCGTCCAATCGTGATCGTCGTTTTCATCTTTTTTGCTTTGAGTCTTCCTGACTTAATTAACCGCCTCAATGTCTTTTCACTTCTTCCAATGTAAATTGCGGCTTCTTTAAGGCTCATTGCGTACGGCTTTACCTCTACTTGCGTTTTCTCCATGCATTACCCCCAAGTTACGAAGTGAGTAAAAAAAAGACTCGAGTGTTTGTTCGTTGATTCGATAATCCCGTCCAACTCTCTTCGCATAGAGTTTTCGGCCGTATATTCCCGTATTGATCCATCGTCGGATTGTCTTTGCGCTCTTTCTATATTTCTCCGCGACTTCTTGCGTTGTCATCATTGCCTGCTCCTTATGGGCGATCTTGGGTTGTATTAAGCTCTCAAAATTTGTTTAATTTTTTGGGACAAAAAAGAAGGCACGCTCCACATGGCTACTCGGTGAGGAGCATCATGTGTCACGTGCCTATCTTTCGGGAATATCAGGCACCCGTCTAAAGGAATCCTGATCCCCTTTAAATTGGGGGTAAATAAAAAAATAATCAGGTCTAGACGGGTGTTCATTATTCCTTCCTTAATTCTATAAATCGGGATCGGGCTCAATGTTGTCTATCTCGTTGTGCTGCCCGATCCGAGCTGATGCAGGGTGTTATCATCGGGTATACCGCCCGCCCACGCTGCAACAACAAAGGAGCTAAAATGGCTGATCGTGATATAGTCGCTTCAAATCTTGTCATCGCCTGGTCTCAATTCAACAAATCGGAAAAGGTAACAAAAGACGATCTACTGCTAATGCTCGACTACTTCCAAAAGCGGTTGGGTGAAGTTGGTGGTGCTGACCCCGTCCCCGTTACCGACAATCCATTGCTTCGGTAAAAATATAGCACATGTATAAAAAATTGTCAACATGTAAAAAATAAAAAAATAAAATGGAAAATTACCGACGAGAAGTAACTCAACTTGTTGAAGAGTGTGAAAAAAAGGGGATTGATATTTTGAGGATAGCAAATGAATTGAATGTGTCCCAATCTGCTGTATATGCTTGGAAAAATGGAGTAAGAATAATGCATAAAAAAAATTTCTCTAAGCTAAAAGCGCTTGCAGAGGGGAAACTCGCTCAATCACAATCGCCGCCACCAAATCAGCAACACGACGAGGTTTTATTGGGCCGGATCACCCAGTTAACAACTCAAATCGAAATGTTGCAGTATAGTTTTGGTAAACTAGAGGGAAAGCTAGAAGAAAAATGCAGGCACATCGAAGATACAATAGAGAGACAGCATGATTTTTTTCTGAAGGCGGAGCACAAGAAGCAGCAGCGGTAGACTGTAAATTGTGCATGGGAAGTGGGTCTTATAGGCTCATTTGTGGTAAGTGTGGAGGAGCTCCGCTTTCGGTGAAGTGCTGCGACTGCTGCGAGTATAAAGGCTACACATTTCAGAAGTGCATTGCGTGTAAAGGAGATATCGAATGAAAAAAATATTTGCATTTTTTTTAATTGTTATTTTTTGTCAAAAAGCAAAATGTGATGATGTTGCATTGTCTGCGGCTGCTGGATTCTTGGAGGGATTTAATAGTGTCTATGTCCCACACCAAAATGCCAATTATCAGCATCAAAAAAATATTGAACTCTTAGAGTATCAATATAAGCTCGAGGATAAAAGTAGAAACGATAGGCAATTGGCTTATTCATCTTGGTTTGCAGAAGGAGAGGATTTATCAAAGAAGAAAATTCAGTATGCCATGATTGAAGTAGAAAATATTAAACCAGACGAATGTTTTGTTTTTGGCAGGAAAGAATTTTCTTTTTGGCAAGATATTCAATATCTATTTTCTAAAGTTTTTCGATTAAACGATAAACAAATGGATTTTCTATTGAAAAACATAGATCAAAACAAAGAAGTTTTAATTAAATATTCTGGGAATAAAGCCATAGTAGAGTTGGCTCAGGAAAAAATAAAATGAAAACATTTATATTCTTATCGACGATAATTTTAACAGTCTCTCTTGCATATGCCGCTAAAGGGTATGTCAAAAAAAGTGGAAAATATGTTGCGCCATATCAAAAAACACGAGCTAATTCTACTCAGTACGACAACTACTCATCTAAAGGAAATATCAACCCTTATACAGGTAAAAAAGGGTATGTTAATCCTAAAAAATAATGTCCATTCATCGCCGGGGGAAAATTTATCATGGAGCATTTTGGGTCAATGGTAAAGAAATATGGCGCAGCCTCAGAACAGATGATAAATTTATAGCCCAGCAAAGATACGAAGAAAAAAAAGAATCTCTAAAATATCCGCATCGATCAAGTTTCGATGAATTCTTGACTCGGTACATGGATTACTGCAAGACCAATCACGCCGTATCTACCTACTCAAGCAGAGACAAAACAACCTTCCAAACTTTTGCAAAACTCACACAGATCAAATACGTCAACGAATTGTCTGCTGGACTCATTGAGCAATGGAAAGAAGCCAGAAAAAAATCCGGCGTGAAGGCGAGCACAATCAACCGTGAGCTTGGGTCTATAAAAGCAATGGTCACAAAAGCCCAGGAATGGAAGTTCATACCGCACGAACAGCTCAGATCAATTAAAAAGCTGCCAGAGAATAGGGCTATTACGCGCTATTTTGACCAGGAAGCCATAGAAAAGATCAAAATGGGATGTAAGGATCATAAGACTAAATTGAGGGTTTATTTGGCCATTTACAGTGGTTTTAGGCGGTCTGAACTCATGATGATACGCTGGGAAGACATTGATTTTAAAAATAACACAATCGAATTGTGCTCAAGACCAGGATTTTCGATCAAAAATTATCAAGAAGCTCGTATACAAATGCATCCTGAGCTTAAAAAAGTTCTTTTAGATGCTAAAAAGACAGCAAATCATGAACTTGTGCTGGGGAAAATCAGTAAAGACTGCTTCTCGCGCTGGTGGAAACGCTTCCTGCGTCGCTGCGGTCTGTCCGGCACTCTACATAGCGTGCGTCACACCGTCGCAACTCATATCGTCCAACAGCTGGGCATCTATCAAGCCAAATCCCTACTCCGTCATGCCAGCGTCAAGACCACAGAGAGATATAGTCACCTCAGTAGCGAGCTCGTCCCAATCAAAGACGGATTAAAATATTAACAAAAACATTAGCAAAAATATATTTTTATTGACGATAATTTTATCGCCCTCTCAAGGCAGAGATCACGGGTTCAAATCCCGTTGGCGCCAACCTTTTTTTCTCCCTCTTAAAATCACTTTTATCGTCTAAAGAACCCTATTAGTGCTGCTCAATTGTAACGTGCCATAATAGCCCATGTAATCCCACCATATCCCATGCAAACATTAGCAAAAACATTAGCAAGCCATTTAAGGATATTGTCTGATTTTTATTTCCATTAAATAAAAATAGACACCATTCAATGGTCTTATTTGATGGAGTAACTAAGTTTCAATCTTTTATTTTAATTTTCCGACGATGATCTTATTTGATCGTTATTTGATGGAAATAAAAAATCCACCATGCGTGATCATCACATGGTGGATTCTTAACTGTGTGAACTCAAATCTCGTTTACTTCGATCTCTTTAAATTGATTGATCGCATCTATTAGCACTTTGGCGTCCTTTACTCCGGCCGCATTTAATCCCTCAAGGAAATCAAGATCAATATCTGTAAAGATATGATCGACAGGCTCCCCATATTTTTCCCGCAAAATAAATTTTAATTGGGTATCAAATTGGCCTCGCCAATCGCTTCTTACTCTCCATTTAAGTGAACTAGACATTTTTGTGCCTCATGGTGGTCTTTATTATTACTTTTCGTTTAAAGTAATAATATGGATTTCTTTATTACACTTATCGACGACAAATCAAATAAAAAATGAAAAATAACAAAATTAAATTTGACGCGGCGAATAATCTAAATTGCAACTTCAAAAGTTTAATGTGCTCTTCGTTTTTTTCTTCGAGATCTTTAACCCTATCTTTCAGATACGCCATCGGATCGGTTGGGGTTGCGTTTTGCATTGCCTTGATTCTCATTTCAAAGGTTCTCAAATCTGAATCATTCGACGTTGTGCAGATTTCCGAAGTTCCATAAGAAGGATATGAAGATAGATATATGCCATCCAACTGTAGGTTTCTTAATCGATTCATCTCTTCATCCATAATCTCTCCGTCGATAAATTCAGAACTATTAAATAGTTTTTAAATAGTTTCATCCCCACCAAATCATACAAAATTCCCCCTAATTTAAAAAAGTTGATAAATTTAAAAATGTTTGTCAAGTAAAAAATGAAGAAAAAAATAAGTGGACAGAAATGGACAGAAATGGACAGAAGTGGACAAATTGACACTTTTCCGACGAGACAATTTTCATTTACCGACGACAAATCATGATCAAAATTTCACACTTAAAAGTTCAAAAAAATATCTCGTGGCATAATTTTGTTACACGATGAGTATTTCATTTAAATTAACTTCTGTGGCAACAAAAACTCATTTTGATCTTTTTTATCGTCTGAAACAATTAGGTTTTGATGTTTGGCCTGAGGTTAAATTTAGCAATCGATTAAGAGCTGACTTAGTCGTTTTTAAGAAGAATGAAATTGTTTGCGTCATTGAAGCCAAGGGCAATAGATCTAAGGGACTGAATGGAAAAAGTAAGCAGGCTAAAAAGTATAGAGAATTGCCATATCCAGTCACTTACTGTTGCGGTATTCAAGATATTGATCGAGTTGTTGAATTAATTATCGATTTAGTCTCAAGGTGAGCATTTAAGTCATTTTCGCGCAACCTTAATTGCGGTAAAAAATGTGGTCTAAAAAGAGTGGAGCCACCGACTTGGTTTTTACGGGTTATGATTTGTCGGCCACGATGGGGATGCAAAAGTGATTGAAATCGTCACGGCAAAGATTTCCATATTCACAATGTTTTCTTTGTATCAATGGATTTTGGCCTCTATAGCCTATCCCTAGATAGAAAGAAAACCCGAATATAGGAATTCGTTTTTAATCAAAAATGTTGACTGAAATCTGGGAAATGACTTTTGAACAAGTGTACAGAGAAGAGTGCTCACTTAGAATGGACCTCGAAATGTCTGAAATTTTGCGCGCCTACAAACACAATGAAAGTAACCAGAGCAAAAAACATTGAGGTTAACGGTTTAAAATTTGCTCTTTACTACAAGACTTTTTCTTACATTTCAGACCAAAAACTTAAAGTTTATCGTCAGTATTCTTTGACTCACGGAATTTATAAATATTGCACAACTCTTGATACTAAAAAGGGTGTTAATAATTGGGATTCAGTCTCAATAAAATGGGCTACAGATGCGGCAAAGAGAATGATTGAGAATTTTGGAATTAAAAAATGAACTTAAAGTAAAACTTTAACCTTGCAAAACAGTGAACATTAATGCCATTTGTTAAAGGACAAACAGGGAATCCAAACGGTAGACCACGAGCTCCAGAGATTGAGCTTGTGCGTCAAGCTATTGCTGAGACAGAAAAAGAGAAGAAGAAATCTCTTTGGAAGCATTTGGTTGAGCAAGCTTATGTTGATAATACTGTGCTGACTGCTTTGGCTAAAAAGTTTGTCCCAGATTTAACCAAAGATGAGGGTATGCAAGATATTGTGCGAACTTTTTTGATTAGACCTAATGAAAATAAAGAGATCAAATAAAATTAAAAAATTTTTAACTCAAAAAGAATTTAAATATTTAGTTAAAGAGATAAAAAAAAACAGTAGCCCATGTGATTCTGTTTACAAAATAAAATCACATGTGTTTAAAAATTTATTGGAAAGTTTAAATATAAATGCAAACGATTGATCTTATTATCTCAATCGCATTCATCGTCGATATTTTTTTGATCGCCTTATATACTTGTTTATTTTTATTTTCATTTTCCCAGTATGGGAGCATGATGGACATTTGCGCTGATTTACTTCTGTTTGTGCTTATTCCGATTAACGTTATTTTTGGATTATGTTTGCATATTATAGGCAAGTAAATTGATATCAGTATTAGATAAATTACCGTCGACAGTTTTACAAAATGATAGGGTTGTTAAATTGAGACCATATCAAGATGAATTTATCTTTAGTCAGGCTAGATATCCGGCAATGGTGGCAGCGTGGGGCACAGGTAAGTCAATGTGCCTCATCGAAAAATGCAAATTGGCGTGTGAGCAGTATCCAGATAATCTTGGAGTAATTTTTAGAAAAGAGTATACAGATCTCAGAGATTCGACAATCAAAGATTTCGAGACTTATACAGGATTAAAAGTTAATTCGTCGAGAGAAGTTAGGATTGGATCATCTTTACTGATGTTTAGGCATCTCGAGGAAATGAACAACATTCAAAATATGAATCTTGGATTTTTTGGTATTGAACAAGCAGAGGAATTAGATAGCGATGAAATGTTTTTTAAATTGCATGGAAGACTTAGGAGAGCTAATATTCCACATTTTGGCGCCGTCATTGCAAACACAAAGGGACATCATTGGATCTATAAATTATGGAAAGCAAAAAAGATCGACGGATATCATTTGGTCGAAGCAAAGACATGGGACAATCAATGTAATTTGCCGACGGTATTCATAAATGATCTGCGTAAATTAAAAGAGACAAAACCAAAACTTTACAATCGATTTGTCGAGAATAGTTGGGAAGAGGAAGACACGGCGGATAGGATTATTTCTGCAGATAAAATTAGAGAAGCAGAAGGAAGAGTTTTTAATTATTCTATCGATGCAATCAGACGATGTATTGGCATCGATGTTGCTCGCAGAGGCAATGACAAAACTGTGATGTATGCTCTCGAGAATGGATATATCCTCGGTAAATTAGAATTAGAAAAAAAAGACACAATGGAAGTTGTAGGCCATGCGCTGAAATTTGCGAGTGAGAATAAAAATATTGATAACTTTTCAGTCGATGAATTGAATGCCGGAGCAGGAGTTGCAGATAGACTCAAAGAGATTGGAAAAAATGTTGTGTTCGTTAATTCTGCTAAAGCATCTACAAATAAAAAGTATCGGAATATTCGTGCTGAAGTTTGGGGATATGGCGCTGAGCAATTCGAGAAAGCTACTGTCTCAATGATTAAGGCTGATGATGATCTCAAAGAGCAATTGACATGGGCGAACTGGAAGGACATTGATTCGAGTGGTGTTCTGCAAGTAGAAAAAAAGGAAGACATCATTGAACGCTATGGACGCAGCCCAGACAATGCTGATGCTTATCTGTACGGTATCTGGGGTATGAAATTCTTCAAACCGATCTATGTCGATCAATACAATCCAAGCTTCAACAATGGCGCGTACATACCATTAAAAACATTCTAGGAGAAACAATGCTCGCGAAATACAACCATAAATATCCAGTCAAAGCCTATGAGTTTGGAACTCTGTGGGAAATTAGAGATGCAATCAATCGGACAGTGATTCGATTTACATTTATGTCTGGCGATATTTACACCAAGAGAAAATATACAGAGGTTCTAAAATTTATTGCAGATAAACTCAACGAAGAACATGACAAAGAAGTTAAAGTGGAAAGTGAAGTTTATGCTGATTCTATCGATAAATTAATTAATCCATTATCAGAAAAGTTTGAAAAACTAGAAGTCGTTGAGAAATCAAAAAGAGGCCGTCCAAAGAAAAAATGATTCAGGAAATATTGGAATTAAATAAAGACTGTAAGGCAAAGTTTGTGGATGGACAGCTTTATTCGTTCTCTCCTCCCCAATCGATGTTTGGCTACAGTTATCACGCGCACATGATACCACCGTTTCGGCCAACAACAATGTTGATGATGGGCTATGGTTTCGGGGCTGTGCCTGATTTGTGTAGATCGATTTGGGGAGCAGATTTAAAGATTACTTGCATCGACAATAAGCAAATTGATTCTAAACATTTTGAATATTTAACAATTTACGACGATGCTGAGAGATGGATTCATAATCAGTGCGACAGTGATTTTTTCAAGAAGCATGATTATATTGCAATTGATTTGTGGTCTGATTTTAAACCGTGTGAATTTATTTTCGATAAAAGTTTCACGGACAGTTTGTATAAGATGTGCGGAAATTTAGTTTGTGTTAATACGTTGGAGAGTGATTTTAAGAGGATGAAGAATTTCCAAGAATCTGGGTTTGTATTCCATAGGCACGTCAATGTCTTTGGGAATGTCGTCACATGGTGGGGAAAATGAAGAAGAAACCTAAAAAGCCTAAGTGCTAATAGTCTGATCTAAGAAGATAAACGTATTTTAACCCCGCCCGGTTAATCAGTTTTCCAACATTATTTTGGAAACTCCGGGCGGGGTTTTCCTTTGGTGGGAGCTAAAAACTCTCACCAAAAATTTGGAGGTTTAAAAATGGCTAAATCAAAAAACAAGAACTTATATTCAATCAATCCTGAAATGATGGACGACATGGAAGACAAGATGCATAAGATGAAAATGAAGAAGAAAGGAAAAAAATATAACGAAGAGAAAGACTACTTAAAATAATGGCCATTGAAGAACAAGTTCAATCTTTAGTCTCTAACAATCTGAATAAACCTTCAGATTCAATTCCACCTGAGAATGTCGATGATGCGAATATCGATAAATCAAGGTTATCTACTTATATCTTGGAGCAATTTACAAACTCAATTGCAGACAAGCAGGATAATGGGTGGTTAGAGAAAACTGAGTGGGAGATTAAGTCCTATTACAGTGAAAAAGATGAGCGAATGAAGCATTGGCCGTGGGAAGGCGCATCGGCTCATCCTGTTTCTCTGACTCCTACGATGGTCGATACTGCCCACGCATTAACAAAGGCAAGTATTTGGTCAAACTCTGATACTCCAATTAGAGTTAAAAATGTCGGTGTAGAAGACGAAAGAACAGCTCCAATCCTTGAGAATCTAATTAATTGGCAGATTACGAACGAGAGTAATATTCAGCAAGAGATGGACATGAATTTATTTTCTTCATGGCTGCATGGGACGGGAATTTTAAAGATTATGCGTGGTGCGAATGGATCTTATATCAATTCATCCGCTCAGGATATTGAGAATATTTTCCTACCGATTGATTCAAAAGGGATGCAAGTTAAAGATGCCCCATTTGTGTTCCAAGTAGTGGCCCTAAATTGGGTAGATTTGCAATATCGTAAGGCATTAGGGGTTTACTCTGATTTAGACAAAATCCAGCCAGGAATGCGCATTGCAGGCGTTAATTATGACGTTAAAGATCTGTCTTTAGACACCGCCTACAGAACAAATATTTCTCAATACAAGAATCGAGATCTGTATTATTTGCTTGAATGCTACGTCACATATTTTGAGAAAGATTCTCTGCGTCCCAAAGAGCTTATTGTTTGGGTATCTCCAAGTGTTGGGACAGTTCATCGAGTAATCAAAAATGAAGATGGAATAAGACCATTTGCAGAGGTTAAACCCTATCCACAGAAAGGATGTTTCTGGGGCATGAGTATGCCGACAAAATTAAGAAACATCCAAGAGCAAATTAATTATTGCAACAAACAACAGACTGATGCTGCTGATGTTGCGATAACTCCCCCTGGATTCTTCGACAGTTCAAACAATCTGAATATGACGATGCACCAAAGAGTGCCGGCCGGAATGTATCCCATGAGCGGTGAGGTTAAGTGGGCGCCTCAGCCGCCAGTGGACATGACATTTGAGCGCAGGATGTTTAATTTGTGGTCTGAGGCGGAACGTTTGACTGGATTGATCGATGTTACTCAAGGTGGATCAACTAAGTCAGGAAGAACACTAGGGGAGACGCAAATTCGCAAGACGAGCTCTGATATTCGATTTAAATCTGTCATCGACAATATTGGCTATGGAATCAAAAAGATGGCTGACATTGTTTATGAGTATGACAATCGATATATGCCGCGCGATAAGAAATTGCGTGTTCTTGGAAAGACAGACATTCAAACTGTTAATGAACTATTCCCATTACCGAATGGACAACAAACAGATTTCGGATTGTCGTTGCAAGGAAAATTTGATTTCAAATTTAATGGGAACATTATCAACGAAAAAGAAGATGAGATTCAGAATAAATTGCAGATTTATGATCGAGTTATTTCTAATCCATTGACTGTTTCTAATCCTGCTAATTTGTGGCGTGCAATGGATAAATTGCTCGCTAAACCATTGGGAGAAGAGAACCTTGAATTGATTGTATCTAAACCTCCTGAAGTGGACATCATGAGTCCGAATGAATTTATTCAACGAATTATATCTGGTCAATATGATCTCAATATCCGTCCAGGGATTGATACGAATCGTTATATTTTCGAGATTCAGCTTTTCATGAGGACGGAATCTTACAAATCGCTTGACCCGCAGGCTCAATACACGTTGCAGAGAGCGCTTCGAATAGCAGTTGGAATGCAACAGAGAGAGAACTTAGCTCGCATGGATATGATGTTGATTCAACAAGGAGACCCGAATGCAATTACAGGAATTGGAGCAGGAGCAAATAGCGGACCAGAAGCAACGAACAATCAGGTTAGTCAAGGAGGGTCGGTCCAGTGAATACTGGAAATTGATTGAATCTGAAATTGAAAAGTTAATTGATTGGGAGAAAAATTATCGTTCAGGTTTTTCTCTTCGTGGTCTCAAAGAAACAGAGTTGTCTCAATTCAACGATTCAATTTTACGCGAAAAATGTTTTGGAATGATTCTGTCTATTAACGACAGATTGATTGAAGACAACAAGACAATCATTGAGAAGATTTCGAACGGATTCAACAAAACGACTAGTAAAATCAATTCTTTTGTTGGAATTATTACGAAAAAAAATTGACGAGGAATCGTCACAACTAGCTGGAGGTAAAACTTAAAATGCCTAACGAAAAAACTAGCGTTACAAAATCTTCGGTTTCGGAGTCCGAAGAACTCGAATCTTCCCAACAGCGCCTGGGTAATGGTGACTTAAATGATTCGGAAGAGAATGATTCTCGCGGTATTTCCTGGAAAAACGTTGCTAAAGAAAATGAGCAAAAACTTCAATCCGTCATGAAGAAACTCGATGAGCAGAGAAGCGAGTATCAAGATCGCATTTCTGAACTAGAGGAAAAAGTGAATTTAACTCTGGCTGAAAGGCAAGAGAAGAAGGATCTTGAAGAGGGGATTGATGATATCGAGTCCAAGAAGATGGCAATTAAATCAAGCAAAGAGGCTAAACCTTGGCTGAATCTCATTGAGGACACGTCTAAAAGAGAATCGGCAAAAGTTTTAGAGCAAATGTACTCGGTTCTTGTGGACGACTTTATTGAGTCAAAAGCAGAAACAGAAAACATGGATCCGGCAAAATTGAGAGAAGAACTTAATGCATTTGCTGGAATGCATCTTGATAAATCTCCTTCAAAACGGGTGAAAATTGCCTTCAAGGAATGGTCCGAGAGGAAAAAATTGTTCAAAGAAAAAGCAGAGTTTGAACGCGAGAGGAACAATTCTAATTCGTTCCGTGATGATTCAAATCATACGGCTAAATCTAAGTCAGTCAATGACTTAATTAAGTCAAATGATTTTGACGAGGTCATGAGTAGAATTTAAGTTTTGCCTCCGATAAAAAATCGGAGGAATTATGGCTCAAACATACGTAAATACTGGAACTCAGATCTCGAATTTCGAAGATCTGATCTCGATTGTAACTAGAATTTCATACGAAGATACTCCTGTTCTTTCAAGTCTTGGGAAAACTAAAGCGTCTAACTTCAAGCATGAGTGGACGACTCAAGCATTAGCTGCTGCGGCAGCCAATGCTGTCGCTGAAGGCGCATCCACTAGCTTTGCTGCTGGAGACATTACCGTCCAAGTTCGTGTTGATAATCAATGCCAAATTATCAAAAAGAAATTTAGTGTTTCTGGAACTCAGCAAATCATGCCGAATGCCGGCGGAAGTGATGAGTACAACAAACAGAAAAAACTAAAAACTATCGAGCTTGCTAAGGACACGGATTATGCGCTTATTCGTAGCACTAAAGTTGCTCGTGCTGCTGATAGCGGAACTGCTGGGCAGATGGATGGATTGTTGAATGTTTTAAGCATCAGCAAAGATGCCTCTGGAACAACGTTAACTGAAGATCTTTTCACTACGTTAACAACTCTTGTTTATCAAGCTAGTGGTCAAAAAACTGACACGATCTTTTGCGATGGTGGAAACAAGATCGCGATTAATTCTTGGACTGCCGCCATTCGTCGCATCGATGCTGCTGTTGATAAGTATGCAAACAACGTCAGTGTTTATGAGGGCGCATGGGGAATGCAATACGTTATGCCCGACATTCACATGACTTCTACGGATGTTATTGCGATTAAAAAAGAATACTTTAAAGTCGCTTATCTTCGACCGTTAGAACATCGTGAATATGTTATTCAAGGCGATTCTCGAGGTGGTCACGTTCTTCACGAGTGCACACTTGAATATTTACACACGCAGGCTGGCGGAAAAATCACCAATCTTACAACTACCGTTGTGTCATAAGGAGAAGAATCATGAATAAAAAAATCATTTCTCTTGCATTGGCTGTTGTTGGATTATTGTCTTATTCCGAATTGAATGCCGCGGTGTTTGATGGGAATAACTACTACGAACTTAATGCCGCTAGCGCTTCTATTCAGGGGCCTATGCGGATCATGACTGTTGTCGGATCTACTGGTAGCGCTGCCGGTGTTTGGGCTCAAATTATTGAGACGAATACTATCAATGCGTCTAGTTATGACAGTTATTCTAGCTCCACTAAGCGTTCCCCAGCGTTGTTGTTATCGACTGCGCCTGCTGTTCAAACTGGTTATGGACCGAACAGCAACGTGCTTTTAGATTACGACAGTGATGGTCTATTTATTGGAACGACTGCATTCATTTTCATTTCGAATGCTCCGAGTGGTCAAGCCAATCGAATTGGTTTGATTTATCGCAAGAAATAATTAAAGAAATGGGCGGAGGGTTTAATTCCCTCCGCCTGTTTTTAGAGGGTCTATGTTCTACGTTAAAAATGAGATGTTAGATGCGATTGCCCGAGGCCAACATAATCCCAACATTAAGCAGACGTTGGAATATGCGAATCAGACAAAGCAAATTCATCGATTAAGCACGAATAGGGGTTATACGCCTAAACGGGATTATCGCTATGTTGCGGAAATCCCCAAAGGGATATTTTTTCATCCTGAATTTCAAAAATATTGGGATCCAAGAATGGATTCGCACACATTAAGAAAGAGCTTTTTAGAGTTCATTAATAAATATCCTCAATATGCGGTGGTAGATAAAGTTTGAGAACAAACTGGCAGGTTTACGTTGTTACGTTGGTATCTGCGAATACTCAATATTCTCAGACGTTGACGAATAGAGTAAAAATGATTTCAGTTAAATGCCGGGATAGAGCTACCTCTTTTAGGGTGAGTCTAAAGGCTGGTGAAGTTGCTTCTGGTGATGAGTATGTTTCTGTATTCCCTGGTGGAGTTTGGTTTGTCCCTGAAGAGATTTTTAGTGTTAAAACGGTTTACCTCGCAAGTTCTACAGCGGGGGCCGTAATTGAAATTGAGGAGTGGTCATGATGGAAAATGAAAAATTAAAAAATGATTTAAACGTGTTGTTGGTGAATATCTCCAAATTTAAAAACATCTGGGACGATTTATATAAACAAGTTATTCTTCTGGATTCACAGAAGAAACAGGTAGAAAATGAAATCAAACAATTAAGAGATGAACGCATTGTGCTTTCTTCTTACATGAATAAAAGCAAAGAAGATGTTGAATCTTATCGCAAAAAAATTATGGATGAAATTGAATCTGAAAAAAAGAATATTTCTGAGAAGAAAATTGAAGCACTTAAGATGATTGAAGATGCAAAAAATATCAAGGAACAGGCAGAAAAAAGCAAAGCAGAATATAACTCTAAAATAAGCGAGCTTAAAAACTTTATCCAAAAAAATTAAATTGAAATATCAAGTATTAATTCCTTTTTTGATTGCGATAATGACAATCGGTTTTACAACTAAAACCGAAGCTGAATATTATTCTTCTAATCAATTGCAAATTAAGGGTCAGGATGGATCACAGAATGGATTTCCATTCACTCTAGTTCTTCCGACTGGAACGTATGATTCTACTGGGTCTACGTTCACTCTTTCTTATCAACAATTTGAAAGTGGATTCCCTTTCATTAATGCAATTAATCAGAGTACGGCTAATTTGACATTAAACCCGTCGAATACGAACTACGTCACTGTCCTTGGATCCACTCAGACTAAAACTGGCGGACTGAATATATTAGGCAATGTTGGCATTGGAACATCTTCCCCGCAGCGGAAACTTGACGTACTTTCGGGGGCTGGAGATGTTTTACGAGTGGGTGCGTGGTCGAACCTATCTGGAGACACGAGCGGAGGAGCCGTTGTGGGGAATAACTTTTACCGGATCTACAATGGCGCGGCAAATGTTTTTCGCTACACAAACACGCACGGAACGTTAGGTTATTCAGGAACCCTTTACGATTCTGGGGCAGTATCTTTTTATAACGCTGTGGGTGCGACTACTAAAGACTCCGACTTTACACCGACTCTAAGTATGATGATAAATTCATCGGGTAACGTCGGAATTGGGACGAATAATCCTGAAGACCTTCTGCACGTCACCGGATCAATTCCGAAAATAATTCTGCAGGGATCGAATGAATTCCTTGGTCCGCAGCTTCGATTTAGAGACTCTGCCGGATCAATCGCTTCACCGTCAATCCCTACGCAGCCTGATTTTTACGCCGGAGCGCTTTATTGGGATGCGTACAATGGCAGCGCCTGGAAAGGAGTTGGCGCATTCCTGGTAAATGGCGATGGAACACCTTCGGCAACAAGTCTCCCAACCTCTTTTAACTTTCTAACCACTTCACCAAATCAAGTCGATGCGTCTGTAAAAGCCCAACTTAACAGCACTGGGGATATGTTTGTGAACTCCATTAATGCCTCAGACACTAATCGCCTCGGAGTTGGGACTTTTTCTATGGCAAGCGGTGCGCAGTTTGAAGTTTCTAAAAGTACTTTTGTCGTGCAGACTGCTGGAAGCGTGGGTATCGGTACAGCGAGTCCTAGTTACCGATTGCATATAAGCTCTGCTTATGCTTCTGGATCAAATCCAGAGATTCTAGGCATTACGTTTACCCCAACAAATTACCAAAGCTATTCTGCTCTTAAGTTCGGGTATACTCCAGACTCCTCGTGGAGTGGATCCTCTATCAGAAATTATTTTGAGCGATTCGGAGTTGGTTATGGATCTGGACTAAGATTTACAACCAGCGACGACTCTAACGTTGCCGTCGAGAGGATGGCGATTGATTACAACGGAAACGTCGGAATCGGAACGGTTTTACCGACGCAAAAACTCCACATCGCAGACCAAACAACGAACGGTGCGCAAGCTTTACTGCAAAGTTTCCGTTCTTCTTCTGGGTCAAACTCTCAAGTTGTTTTTAATAAAGCGCGTGGAACGATTGCTTTACCTTCGGCGGTTACCAATGGTGACAGTTTGGGGCAATATTCTTTTAGTGGCTACGATGGATCAGCTTACATACCATCGGCGGCAATTGTTGCTAGCGTTGACGGAATTACTGGTACAAATGATATTCCAGGGCGAATTGGATTTAGAACAACTCCTGACGGAGCGGCGGCTACGCTTGAGCGCATGGCAATAAACAATGCCGGAAATGTCGGCATTGGGACGGTGGATCCTGCTTCTAAATTTCAAGTATTTGAAAATCAGGGTAGCGTTTCTGGCTCTCTATTTTCGGACACATTTGGACATAGTATTAGGGTTTTAGCAGGAACGTGTGACGGGTGCTACAGTGGACTTGTTAAGTCGGGAGATAACGCAATTATTTTTACCAGCGGAACAGCAAATACTGGAGGATTAGCAATTGCGCAATGGCGTGGAGACACAGCGCTTAATGGAATACGAATTGATCCTTCCGGCAACGTTGGCATCGGCACGACGAATCCTGGCTCAATCGTTGACATTCGAGGTTCCGGAAGCCAATACAGTAACCAGGCAAAAGATCTGACCTTTGGGAACAAAACCTACACTGAAAGCATAATTCGATCAACGGAAACCACGACTTCATTTGGCGGGTCCTACCGCGCGGACCTTGCTTTCCTGACAAACAACAACAATACCGTGTCGGAAAAAATGCGGATTCAGTATGACGGCAACGTGGGCATCGGCAACAATTCTCCACGTCAAAAATTAGACGTCTATGGAAGCATCGCCACCCATTGGAACGACGGGGATTACATTGGAATGCAATATCTAACCGGAAGCGACTACAAAAATGGCATGAGTTTTAACGCCTCAAACAGGACAACCAACCTGTTTGCCTACAGCGGGGACAATAGCGAAGAAATTACATTTAGTTTAGGAACCGTTGCATCTCCCAGCGAAAAAATGAGGATCGCAACCGGTGGAAACGTCGGCATCGGCACAACCGCACCCTACTTTCCATTAACAGTTGCAGGATCAGGAAACAACGATAATGCATCCACTCAAAAATATAACACAACATTGGAAGTGTTGAATTTAGTCGGTTCGGGAGCAAACAATGATAGGACGAATTTAATTACTTTTACCGATTCCAATTCTTCACAAGGAGCAATTGGCGGATATAGACAATCCTGGGCCGGCCACTACTTAGGGGGATTGATGTTTTTAGTTGGGAGCCAACCTGCGGGGTATAATCAAGGTCGTCCCGCGACGAACGACCAGGCGTCGAAATCACTGACCGAAGCGATGAGGATCACTCCCACCGGCAACGTCGGCATCGGCGTGGCGGGGCCAGGCACTGAACTTCAAATAAATGCCGTAACTCCAGAACTTTCATTTTCTGATTCAAGCTACGATGGAACGCCCTATCAACGAATCGGCCTTTCGTCTGCGGCGTCCTCACCTAGCTATATGTTTTACCGCTCGCAAAACGCAACACATGACGGGTCAAACTGGGTTCATGTGGTCGACGGAGGATTCGGCGGAAAAGCAGTACGTGATTATCTTTACAATGGCACTTGGGGCGTAAGTATTTCGACATGGACTTCTCATATTGTCGGATGGAACGAGGCATTATACGTCAGTAACGCAGGAAACGTTGGAATTGCAACGACGAGCCCTGGGGAAAAACTTCAAGTCGATGGAGACGCAACAAAAAGAGATGGTGGGTTATCGTGGAAAATTTATTCTGACAAGCGGTTAAAAGATATCAAGGGTAATTTCGGAGCTGGTTTAAAAGAAATTGAATCTATTCAGCCGGTTAAATTTACCTATAAGGCCGACAAAGAAAAGAGAGAGCAAATTGGTCTTATCGCGCAAGAGGTTCGGAAGGTTATACCAGAAGCAGTCAGCGAAGACCAGAAAGGCTATCTCACCATGCACGCCGATCCCGTGATCTGGGCGATGCTCAACTCGATTAAAGAATTGAATGAAAAAATTAAAAAGTTGGAGGATAAAAAGAAATGAAAAAAATACTTTACGCTTTTGCTCTATGTGCTCTTGCGCAAACCTGCCATGCTGGAAGCTATGCAATAGATGTTCAGTCCTCAGGCAGCACTGACACTGTTCGCGTTTATACCAAGGACTATCAGTCTTTGAGCGCGGTAGACCTTCTTACCAAGTATGAGTCTTACAGGTCAACGGTGGCAGCGCAAATGGACGCCAGCCAAGTCGTTGTCAGCTCTGCGAGCGCTACTCTGTCCGAGATCAAGAACGTTTTAAAAACCGTTGTAAATCCGGATCTCTCGAAAGAGTTATCCGCTCTGAAGAAAAAATACTCAGATATCGTACAGCAAAATTCTTTGATTGTAAAAAAATCAACCGAGGATCTTTTTGATATTGATACTGTCATTGCGAGTCTCCAAGCTCTGATTTCGCCAGTTCCGTAATGAATGGATTTAACAAATATTTTGATTTTGATTTACCAGAAATATGGCGCCCCTGTAACTGTAGTGGTTATGTTTACGGGATATCTTGCTTGGAAACAATTAAAAATTTCAGAAAAAAAGAGAAGTGGTGAATGGGTATCCTGGAAGGTTGTAGACAGAATCGATAAAGAAGTAATCGAAATGAAAAACTCTCTATCCAAAATTGAACCTAAAGTAGAAGATAATAAAAACAGGATTGAGAAATTAGAGGAAGAAAAGCATTTAATTTGGATAAAAATTGGAGAGATTGTTCCGGAGTCTGGCAACCATCTTAAAAGAATTGAATCACTAGAAAGCGACAGTAAGGATTTTGCATTTGCGATTTCAGAGAATAAATCATCAATAGAAAATCTTCGGATTGTGTCGGAAGAGAACATCAAATATATGCGTGAAATGATGGCAGAGATCAGAGAGGATATTCGATATTTGAGAGGGAAAAAATAATGTGGAATAAGATAATCACAATCAAGAGGACACATTATCGAGAAGATGGAACATTTGGAGTTATTGACGATGAAGGAGAAATGTTTGCACTAACAGTTGAGCTTCCTTGGAAAGATAATCAACAAAATGTCAGTTGTATTCCTGAGGGTGAATACGATTTAAAACGTAAAAAATCTCATCATTTCGGTGAAGTTTTTGAAGTTTTAAACGTTCCAAATAGGACAGATGTCCTAATTCATCCGGCAAACACAAAAGACGATTTAAAGGGATGTATAGGCCTTGGGGAACAGTTTGAACCGATTGGTTCATTGGATGCAGTCCTTTTGAGCCGGCAAGCAGTCTCAGAATTTATGAAACGGATGAAAGGTTTTGATTATGGGAAACTGGTTATTTTAAAGAGGTCCTAGTGTACAAATTTACATTCCCAATTAGAGCAATTTCTAAAGATAACGAGAAGATTTTTAATCGACATGGGCGTCCATTTACGAGTAAGAAGTTTAAGGATTTTGAAAAACTTTTACAAACATTGGTTAAAACTCAGATCCCGAATGATTTTTCTCGATTGGATAATTGCGATCTTTTAGTTGGGTTAGCATTCTATTTCAACAATAAGGTTCACCCCGACTGCTCTAACCTTCCAAAGAGCGTTTTAGATGCATTTAACAAGGTCCTATGGAAAGATGATCGACAAATCAAGAGCCTGATTGTAGATGTATATGAGGGGCAAAAAGAATCAATTGAACTAACTGTTACAAAAATGCCAATTATTCAAAATTAGGGAATATTAGTATTTTACATGTAAAAATTTACATGTAAAAATAAAACAATTGAAATATAAATTAGGTTTTACATATTAGAAAACAGTTTCTTACATGTGAAATTAGGAAATATTAGTGTTTTACATACAATGCTAATTCCAATTTTAAAAAACAATATTAAATTTCAAATACTTTGTGGATTTTTTTAAATATATTTTATTAGCATTGAATAAAACTGGGATCAAGATTGGCTGGACTTGGGTCATAAATTCGACGTTGTACAAAAACAAAAAGGAGAAAGAGAATGAACATCATCGACAAAGTTAAATTGCTTTATAAGGCTAGAGAGCCGGTAACTGAAATCATCAAAGAAGTTTCCGGAGCAAAAGACAGCTGGAAAACTGTTCGTTTCTGGCTATCTCTGATTGGTTCTTTGATGGCCCTTGCTTCTGCTATACAGGGCGTTATACCTGTTACAGTAGCCGTCTGCATATCCGTCGGCTTAACTCTTATCTACAACATTTTCCAAGCGTTAAAAGATGCGGACAAGGTTGGGTATTCTCCAATTATTAAGTCGACTAAATTCTGGTCGGCAGTATTGACTGCTATTTCCGTTTTTTTAACTAGCTTGCAAACTGGTGGGATTAATCCTCAATGGGTAACTGTCGCAATCGGCGTCATCGGCTTTATTGTTCCAATTTCTAGGGAAATTGCCAGCAATGATCCAAACAACTAAATGTTTCATGTGCAACTTAAATGGGGGTTCATTATGATTAAAAAGATCGTTATTTTTTCTTTATTTTTGTTTTGTTGTCAGAGTCTGAATGCTGCTGAACGGTTTGATTTAGTGAGGAGCACAGACATTAACGGGGCATTTCAAACCACAATTATTGCTACTGGAACAATTCGATTTATTGATATTCAAGTCGCATCGGCTGCGGTTGGGTCAACGTTTGTTTTCAACAATTCAACTGCCACGAATATGATTACTTCGACATCAACTGTTTTTGATACGGGGTCAATGGTTAAATTTGATATCAATCAAACCCTAGATAATGGGTTTATGTTTACAACCACTGGGAACTCAAAAATTATGCTTCGTTGGGATTATATTGGGTTTGTTCCTGTTGGGAAATCTGCCTTAGGATATCGTTAATGTTTTTATCAGAATTGCTTCGAAGGTTTTCGTATCAATTTAAGGATTTTGATATCAACAATCCTGCAAATAAAGAGCAGGCAAAATCTTACTTGAATACGGCGACTCTGGACGTTTACAGGGCCGCACATTGGAATTTTCGGAAGAAGTTCGGACAACTAACATTGATCCCCTATTATCAAACCGGATCTTGTTTTGTGACTCAATATGATGGAACGAATGAACAGGCAGCAAAGACTGCTGTTTTTACTGGTTCTACTTTGAGTTCAAATATGGTTGGAAGATTCCTGAATGTTGGGGACAGTTCAAATTGGTACAAAATTGTTTATATCGACGGTAATAATGCTTACTTAGAAACGCCAGTAATTGAATCAACTGGAGGTTATTCGTTTAAAATCTGGAAGAGATTCTATTATTTAAAATCCGATGCGGACGTATTAATTGAATTCTATAAATGGGATGGCGGTAGTTCTGTACGTAACAACAATGAATTCCAAATCAAAGATAAATACAACCGGATTGATTCAACGGGCAATATAGAAAACTTTTCCCTTGTTGGCACAGATCCGTATTTTGACTTGATTTATTCTACTGGGACTGTTTCTGGAAATCAGAATGAGAATATTTTGACTGGATCAGGGACTAACTTCTTTGGAAATGTTGATTCTGGAGATTCAATTATTATCAGTGGAATTGAATACACAGTAGCAAGAGTTGAATCTGATACTCGTTTAGCTTTAAAAAATCATTTGATTTCAAGTGTTGAGGCTGGGTCCTCGTATCGTTCAAAGAAAAATAATCCTATAGGCATTGAGTTTCAATCTGTTCCGGAAACGTACACGATCATTGAGTATTCTTACTTAGATTTATCACCAAAAATGATGAATGAAAATTATGATTTCTTTCCAATGAATGAAGAGTATGCAGAGGCCACTTTGAGCCGCGCAAAATCTTTAAAACAACAAGATGATGGCAACCCTCTATTTGTAAATACCCTAAATGTTTATGTCGGAGAATTAAAAGGACTAAAAGAAAAAATGTCACAAGTGATACCGAGATTCACTCAGTTTGCCCCTAAAATTCAAAGATTTATGCCAGGGAGGAACTGATGGCCACTAAACTAGATCTCATCAATCAATTGTCGTCTGATTTTTCTAAGTCTGATTTGACGGCTCTGTCTAAATCTGAATTACAAGCCTTATTGGGCAGAGTTTCACAAACAAAAACATCAGATTTCCAATCCGGATACATTTCTGATTTATCCAACAAGAGAAAAAATGACGCGGCCAGGACTTTGATGGATGCCGTCAACAAAGTTTCTCCTAACCATCAAATTGACTTAAATTCTGCCCGAACTTTTATAGATAAAGTATCAGGAGGAAATTACAAATTATATGGGAATGATGCTGATACAGCGCAAAAAGTAAGTGCCGCCTGGAAGAATAGCAATACTGGCGGCACAGCGTATTCTGCATATATCGATGCGATTAGAAATTCTGGGTTAAATCCAGATCCTGCATATTACAACGGACAAACGGATAATTCAATTCCGGATTATACTGATTACACAGGACAAATAAACTCGTTACTAGATAAGCAGGTTAAAGATCAGACAGTTAATGATTTCTTAACCGCATTGCCTTCTGATTTGTCTAAAAACAGAGAAGATTATCTAAGGCAATTACAGGACTATTCTACTCAAAATTATAACGAGGACATTGCTCCCGCTGTTCAAGCGACAATCAATACAAGAGGATTGCTGTTTAGTGGGGACCTTCCAGACGCATTAGGCCAGGCCGCCATTGATGTTCAATCAAATTTAGATCAAGCCAGGATTGATTTAGAGTCTCAAGATAATGAACTTTTCTTCAATGCTGCGTATCAAAAGAAAGTTCAAGATCTTCTGGATGCAAGCACTAATTATAAGTCAGATTTAGCAAATGAAAGATCAAATGTATTGACTCAGCAAAATCAAAGATTCACATCTAACCAAAACGATCTTAATGCAAAACTGCAACAGAAATTATTGCTTCAAAGTTTAGATAGGCAAGAAGCATTAAATAAGGCTCAACTTGAACAACAAAAGAATAAATTGAATAAGCAAAATACAAGCAATTTGATTGGTGGGATTGGTCAAGGAATTGGGACAGTAGTTGGGGCATCCGCAGGCGGCCCAGTTGGAGCAGCAGTTGGTTCTCAAGCTGGATCTGGCATCGGAAATATAACAAGTGATTCTATAAGTTGAGGTGAGTAATGGCCACTGATTATCTTAAAAAGAAACAGGAAGCAGAACAGGGATTGAATGACTTTTTAAATTCTCGCCAAGGTCAAATATCTTCAAACATAGATCAAACGAAATCAAATATTGATTCTTCTCAATCAAGTTTTTTGGGCGGGTTAAATTTGAATCCAGCGGCGATTCAGCCTAAACTCGATAAACTAAAAAGAAAAAATAATCTCGCTTTAAGCAAGCAAAAATATAGTCAAAATACTGCGCGAATGCAGCTTATTTTTGATAATGCTTTAAAAATGGCTCAAGAGGCAGGATATGACTATCAATCGGCAGTAGAGTTTGCAAGGCAAAAAGCGAATCAGGCTCAATCAGAAGATTTTGCGGCTAGAGAAGCAGAAAAAAATAGACAGCAACAAATGACGGGTGCAAATATTCAGGATCAATATGCGCAACGTGGAATCGCTCTTAAAGATCAGTATTTGCCTTCTTTAGATTATGGGAGCGCATTGGCTAGGATTGCTGCTAATGTTGGAACGTCGTATGTAACAGCGAAATCTCTCTATGGAAAACCGAATACTTCAGATTCCCAGAAATTTGCTGGTGTTAATGGTTATGGCGTTCCTGGAGACAATTTGACGAGATCAACAACCCGTAATTTTGCAGGATTGGAGGATTATTAAAATGGCCGACGACTATCTTTTAGCAGCTATCAGCGGGGCATTAGAAGGGTTTAACAATACCTATATTCCAATGAAAAAAAAACAGCAAGAATATTTGCTGAATGAACAACAAAAAGAGAAAGATTTCTTGCGAGAGAATTACATCAAACCAGAAGATTTACCGCAAAATGTCCGTTCTCAATTTGGAGATAAACCAGTAAGAAAAGAAACATTATCTTTGTTTGATAAGAAGAAAGAAGCACAAACTGTTGGGCAACTGTATCCATCTAATGCTCCGCGCCCTCAAGAGTTTACACCTGAATTCAATAACATGACACCGGATCAAGTTTCTAAAGTTCTTGAGCTTAGAAAAAAGACAAATACACAGCCAGATTTTAGAAATGCGAGTGGACTTCGAAGAGAATTTATTAACCGTCCAGAAGTTAAGGAATATCAAGTTGTTTCTACATCTGTAAAATCGATGGAAAAATTACTTGATGAGGGGATGAAACCAGGAAACAACAACAAAGTGGCATTAGATCAAGCCTTAGTCACTATGTACAACAAATTAACAGATCCAAACTCTGTAGTTAGGGAATCCGAATATGCTCGTACTCCTGAAAATTTACCTACTGTAAATAGGATTTCAGGAGCATTAAGAAAGATACAAGAAGGCGGCGCCGGACTTACAGACGATGATAGAAAAGCATTAGTCTTAGGAGCAAAAATTATTGCAAATGAACGTGGAAGAACTTTTCAATCACTGAAAAATGAATATAGATCTTTATCGTCAGATTATGGAGTAGATCCTAAACTCGTCATTGGAACTATTGGTGAATTTACTCCTTTTTCTGGAATTAGCAGCCCAGAACCCGCCCAACAAGGATTGCCAAGCGTTGGGCAAACTTTCAATGGGGCTAAAGTTTTAAAAATAAGGAAGGTGAAATGATGGCTATCTACCAAGTCGAAACTGACGACGGTTCGGTTTATGAGGTAGAAACAGAGGATAGTCGAACTCAATCTGGACAGAAATTAGAAACATCGGGAGAAAAACTAAATACCGCTGTTCAAAGTTCAGTTGACAAGGCTGTTCAATCTCCACTTGCTTCTAAATTACCTCCAGAGTTAACCGCTTCTCTGGGAACTATTGCAAGCGTTGGAGCTAACGCTGCAAAATTAAATCCATTCCCTGTTATGCCTTCTGAAGCAGTGCAGGGACTTTCTAGTTTTGCATCTCCATTAACTTCCCCAACTGGTCAAAAACTGGAAGCGGCTGGAGAAAAACTAAATACCGCTGTTCAGGGTTCATTTGATAACGCTGTTCAGTCTCCCCTTGCCGCTAAATTACCTCCAGAGTTAACCGCTTCTCTGGGAGCCGTTGCAAGCGGAGTTTCAGAAGTTGGTAAATTAACCCCAACAAATTTAGCTATTAATTTAGCTGCTGAATTTTTGGGTGGATTAAACAGATCCACAAAATTGGGTTCTTATGTAAAAAATGATCTTCCTGTAGAAATTGCAGAAAACACTGTTCGTCCGCCTTCTGTATTAGCAGAGTCTCGAAGGATGAAGGGGAAGCCAACTGTTGGCGAAGAAGTTCTATCAAGACCTGAACTTGGGAATATTCCTAACGATATCTATGCAAGAGCAAAAGAGAAAGTTTTTGAATTGAATAATCAAGCAAAGAAAATGATTAAAGATATCAGTTCGAAGACAAAGGAAAAATATTCTCCTCTGAATGAAACAGCCGATAAAATTGATGGTGTATTTGATAGGGAAGAGTTTATTAACAGTTTGGACAATTTAATCCAGAAAAAGAAAAACACTACCGGAGATAGGTCAATCATTAATGGGTATGAGAAAGTTAAAAAAGACATACTTTCCGCAGGGAATAAAAAAACAACTCTCGACGAGATTATGAATTTAAAATCAGAGCTTGATTCAGAAGTGAATGACGCTTATATGCGAGATAGCGATAAACTTTCATCTTCAGTTAAGGCTAAAGAACAAGTGGCTAACTCTATCCGCAAAATCATCTATGAAAAATACCCTAAGTTAAAGGGAATCATGCAAGAAGAATCTGCATTGATGGATATCATGAGGTCTGCCGGAAAAGAAACAAACAAAGAGATTCGGAAAACTCTTTTCGAAAGATTATTTTCTAAGAACATTGGCGCCGCCAGAGCCATTAAGAAAACAGGTGATTTTTTGAACCCAATAACTATTCCTCAGAAAGTTTATGATTATACTCTTCCTTTTGTTCCAAAAACGAATAACAATCAATGAAAAAATTACTTTATTTTCTTCTATTAATTCCAGGGATTCTTTACTCTCAACCAACACCGGTTGGCCCGTTTACATTCGGGAAAGGTGTTAATTACGACATTTCTGCAACTGACATACCTGATGACTCATCGCCAGATATGTGCAATTGCGTTTCGGAAATAGATGGATCCGTACAAAAAAGATATGGGAACAAAAAATATATCAATCAGGCTGTTTCGAGTTATCCAGTCACGTCTTTATTCAATGCTTATGCTAGTTCGAATGGGGTTACTTCTAGGTCTATTCTATTCACAAACAAAAATTCAATTTATTATTCGACTGGAGGATTAAATCCTTTAAGCGTAAAGGTTTCATCAAATAACTATGCTGACAGATGGAATTGGGTTAGCATGGCTGAGTTGGGAACGAATGGGTTATTTAAGGATTATTCTATTGGGGTTGGGGGATACTACAACGACATAAAGAAATTTGACGTTATCACTTCTTCTATCTCTGATTTATTGCAATCTGACTCTTCTACAAGTTCCATAATCGTTCGCGCAAAGTATGCGACGATGGCAAAAAATTATTTCATTGTTGGCAATGTCAGGGAATTAAAGAACAAAACAGATTTAATCTCTAACACGACATTTTATCCGTCTCGGGTGTATTACTCTTTATTGGCAAAGCCTTCATCAATGACCGCCTTACGATTCATTGATTATAAGACTAGCGATGGTGAAGAAATTACAAATGTGAGCAGTTTGTTTGATAATGTCCACATATGGAAACCGTCTAGCATTGGAGAGTTAAATTTTAGTGTTTTAAATGTTGCGAGCGCAGGAGGAGATCAACAATTGACAGAAATTGTTAACGGTTTTGGATTGTTTGCTCCACAAAGCTTAGCATCTAATGGTCAGTTTTATATTTTTTGCTCCAAAGATGGAGTCAGAACATGGGATGGCGGAAGACGAGGAAGACTTACCGCAATCGAAGAATCCAGGAATATATCCAATGGTAAAATAGGAACTCTTGTCCGAAGGCTTATTAGTGCTGGAACCTGGAATGAATGTGTAGGGTACTATTACAATAAACGCGACTGGTACATTTTAAATTATCGAGATCCAGAGAAATTTCCCAAAGACAATCTGAATTCTTCCATAATTTATGACTTTAAAAATCAAGAATGGTACCCCCTGTGCAATCTTCAAATGGGTCCCATGGCGGCGATCGAGAGCGGTAACGATAAACAGGTTTTACTCTATGGAGATTCAAATGATGGGTACATTTATAATTTGGACTTAAATACGCGATACGATGATGAACCGAAAGAACTTGTTGTTGATGCAATGGAGGATCAATCTCAATGGGCTGGATCCTCTCAGAATATATCATCGGTAATTGAGGGAACGTCATCTTTGAAGATAAACACTTCCACAAGCGTTTTTACTTCTACGATGTCGATCGTTAAAACATTCAATTTGGGCGAGTGGAAGGATGGGACAAAGGTATCTCGAAGCGACAATTTAAAACTCTCCATTTATCCAGAATCATTGGGGAATATCTCTTCAGTTAGAATTGATTTACTTTTTGATTCGACCGGAACATTTAATCAATATTTTTCAAGTGTTTCATTTTCTTCTGCTTCATTCTCTGGTGGAAATGCGCAATGGAGTAACTTTAGTGTTCCATTTAGTTCTTTTGTTATCCCCTCAGATTGGGCTAGCTTAGATTCAGAAACAGTCCCATTCGCGAAGACTTTGACCTATTACGGAGTAAGAATTGTATTGAATTCAATTAGTGAGTCCACAATCTCTGTAGACAACATTCGAATAGTTCAAAGCTCTGATAATCCAATATCTGCTTATAGAAAAACTAAATTGTTCGACTTCGGGACAAAGGGATATAAGGGGATGGGGCAACTCATTTTAACATCAGAAAAGAGTCCGGATTCAGAAATAAAAATCGATGTTTACAATGATTTTGGGAATAAGATCCTGACAAAATCTTACCCCACAACAACTCCACAAGAAATTATTGTCATGTATGGTTCTTCGATGAGTATTTTGAATAGCGTTAACTTTGAAGTTATTAAGAGCACGGTTCTAAATTTTAATTTTTATAACGGAGTGGCCGATAATGATTTTATTTATACCTATGACCGATCAAACAGGAAAATAGTTAAATTAAAAAGGGACTCATTCGGGTTGGTGGTTTCTTCTTTTGGATCTTTGGGAAGTGGAACTACAAACTTTAACACAGTTCACCAAATGTCTATGGATAAGAACTATTTAAGGCTTGTAGATATGAGAAATCAAAGAGTAAAGCAACATTCTAAAAATGATCTTTCTTTTTATCAAATGTCAGGAACACTAGGATTATCAGCAACAAGTTATCACCAGCCAACCGGAATAGCCTCAGATCAAAACAGTACTTTTGTATCAAATGAGGGGAATTATTCACTGTTTAAATTAGAAAATAGTACATTTGGATTTATAAACTCTGTCCAAATTGATTACAACACTATTGGGGAGAGCAGCCTAGCTGTTGATGATTCTTATATCTATTTGGCGTATCAGAAATTCACGAATTTCACATCATCAGAAAAAGAGATCATCATAGAGAAGAGAGATAAGGGAGATCTTAGGCTTATAAACAGAACGAATATAAAAGAAGAGTTTTCGAATGATTCTAGCACTCGGACAATTTCTGGGGATATTTGCATCATTGGAAAACACCTATACATTTCTTTTATGGTCGGGTTAAGTTCAGATGCAAGCAGAAAATTCTATGTCCAGAAGTTACTCAAAGATGATCTATCCTTGGTTAAGCAATATAACAGCAACTATGAAATTTTCTCTATTTTGGGTTATCCATACAGCTATGAATCATTGATAAGCACTCAAAAAATAGATCTTAATTCAGAAGGGAAATATTTCCAACTTAAATTTTACAATGATACCACTTCAGGATTTATACGGTTATTCAATCAATCGTTTTTAGCAGAGCCAAGGCAGATATCATATTAAAGAGGGAATAAATGAAAAAATACCTACTTATCATCAGTTTAATTTGCACTCCAACGGGTGTATTCGCAACGCATACTTTTGATTACGACGCAACAAACATAAGAACTGGAACAGTTGATCCGCAACGACTACCTTTTAATAATGGGGCAACATCAATTGACGTAGATTCTGCTACCGTAAATCAAATAGTATTCCCGGATGGACAGATTCAAACAACGGTTGGGATTTCTAGCGGATCTCAGACGGTTAATTCGTACCACTTAAAGAATACTGGTGTTTCCGCAGGAACATATGGGGGCGGACTTCTTTATCCTCAGATAACCGTTGATGAAGATGGGCGCTTAACAAATGTTTCAATACAAAATTATCAAACTCCACTAGTGATTGGGTATGACGTTATCATTGGGACTTTGACTGATAGCGCTGCAACTATTTCCAGCAATACTGTAGATGGATTGAATGCCGCGCTAACACTACTTGGCGCAAATGGCATGACTACGTCTAAATCCGCTGGAGGTAATATATTACTGAAAAGAGGTGTTTACACTTGGACTGGAGCCACTATCCCAGCTGGCGTAACTTTGTATGCAGAGCCAGGGTCGTCTGTTACTATAACGCCGGCCCACTTATCAACTGGGACAATCATAACCAATTACGGAAAAGTTGAAAACATAAATTTTGACTTTCAAAATAAACATTTCAGCGGAGATCAGTTTGTAGCTAAAACAAACAGTATTGCAAAAAATCTTTATTTTTACGGAGCAAAAAATGGGAATGATTTAGCTCCGTTTGTTTCAATGTTCGCAATCAAACAATCTTCAAATGTCACTGTCGATGCTAAATTTGACCAGTTACATGACTGGCCAATTGGATTAAATAAAAATTCAGCTCCATTTATTATACAGGGATCATCTCAATGTTATATAAAAACAGTCATCGGTGGTGAATGGGATAGTTTAGATGCTGTTAGTAAAGGAGTATTTTTTTATTACTCAAATAATTCAAGAGGGATTTTTCAAAAAGATTTTGTGTGGAATACTCCTGGAACCAGGATTGTATTTGTTGAGACCGGAACAGGATTATCTTTTGAAAGTGGGGTTATTAATATTTCATCGAATACGGACCCAACGCAGGGACTTTTTGATTTTTATCCAACTGCAATGCCTACAAATGCTGTTTCAATCTCTTCATGTATTGTTAAAAATGTTAATTTCTTCATTAATGGTCCTTACTCTGGCTCATTAATTGGAATTGCAGGCCAGGGATCAAATGTGAATGTTATTGAGGGTACGTTACTGCAAAATAATTTTGCTTATTGCACAACTGGGAATTGCTCAATGAGTTTCTATAGCATTCAAAATCTTGAAAATCAAATTTCCCAGAATACGTTAATCATTGGGAATATTTTACGGGGAGTAAGTCTTGGGACTGATAACGGAGTGAATACAATTAAATCGGGGAATTACAGGGATTCAACTAGTTTCTGAGGGGTAATTATGAAAAAAATACTTATAATTTCGATGTTATTTTTTTGTTCAAGTCTAATCGTAAGGGCAGAAGATCCATTTAAATTTAATGACAATAAAATATATTTACCTTTGTATAAATTCAAAAATAAATATGTGTATTCCAATCAAGAAAAAAGCAAAATAGACCAGGAAAACTCCGTAAATTATTCAACAATGGCAGCTCCAGCAGTATATACTGCGCCAGACATACAGATTCAAATTTCTTCAATTATTGGGGAGTTTAAATCAAAACAGGAATTCATTGACTGTTTAACTAAAGAAGGATTATTCAAAAAGATTGTGGAATTAAAATCACAATATCACGCTTGGTTAGAAGTTGATCCTTCAAAAGCGAATGCCGTTGATTCTAAAATAAAATCTTTATCCAATATCTATAAAACTTTACCTTAATTTGAATCTTCCCAAATAAACCGAGGCTTGCTGATATCTGTTTGAGGGATTGGGTTCTGTTGGATTGGATCATTAGTTGGCTTGCATATTTTCGGCCAACTTAGAGGATGAATCCAAAGCCTTCTACGCTTGCGTGCTCCGTATTGCATGGTATGCTCTCCGAGTACTCTTCCGCAATTTGAGCAGTTTATTTTCATTAACTCATCGCAGCCCTTGCACTTATCGAAGTAAGCTTTCTCTACTCCGCATCGATTGCAGCGGTAGCGTTGTACTTCAACCACTCTAATTTCAGGTGGTTGGTACTCGGTATCATCAGCGGCTGCGAGAAGCTTACGGTCTTTCATTTCCTCACCCAAAACTTCCACCATTTTCTTTTGTAGAACTGGCAGTCAAGATTGCTGTTGAGATATCCTCGTAATTGATCGAGCCTAGTTTCGATCTTGCCTCCGTTGTGATCTATAATAAATCCGTCGTCTTTCTTGCACCGATCAGAATATCTATCCCACTTACGACCAAGAATAATTATTGGTGTGAATTTTTCCATAAATACGCAATTCTTACAGTAGATTTTTTTTGATTTACCCATGAACTTCCTCGTACGTTTTCTGAAAAACATCTGGCTTGCACGGATATTTTTCTTGATTGACACCGGTAATTATCCAGTCGCCAGGACACACGATATGCCCGCCTTCTAGTGTATCGATCCAGCCATGAAAATGCATGATTTTATTGCAATGTTTGCAATTATCATTGCCATCAATCTTGGTGGATCGGTAGTATCTGACGATCTTTCCTTCGAGTAATTCTCCCTTAAATTCGCCGCTCTGAAACCGTTCAGCGCCATCAAATGGATGATCCCCATTTTTGAACCACTGATAAGCCTCAATCACAACTGGTTTTTTTCTAAATTTTGGCATCTCACTTCCTCCAAATCCGCATCCGTATCCGAAATGATATCCTATGCCCAAATGGTAAGCCATTCCAAATCTGCACGACGAACCAAAATAACAATAGCTTTTAAAGAAGGCACTATCCCTAAATTCACATCTATTACCAAACTTACATCCTTCATTGAAAAGACAGAAGTTCACGAACATACATAAGTCCCCAAATTGGCACATTTCGTCGAAATTGCACGACTTTAAAAATATGGTGTCGTATCCAAATTTAGATTTTTCTCCGAACCAACACCTTTCGTAAAAATGTTTTATATTAGAATAATCCCCAGATGGGCACTGTTTTATTCCATCGATAACTGGAAAACTATCAAACTCTT